CTAATATCAGAATAATATCAACAGCATATTACCAGACAAAGAACCTGATCGAAGCAATCTGCGGAGAAGAGGAGAACTCCTTCCTGAACAGATGGGGCGGTGAGGTTCTTTTTGATAATTATACGATCACCGTCAATGACCGAGTTGGAATCGATAATGGGGTGCAGGTTTTATACGGGAAAAACATTGCGGAAAACGGGCTGCAGGAAGAGATTGATACCAGCGAGGTCATTACAAGGATTGTACCAAAGGCATATAACGGATACATGATAGAGGGGAATGAACCGTGGGTGGACTCACCACTGCTTGATAAATATCCAACAATAAAATACGGAGTGATCACATTTGAAGATGTGAAGATGAAGGCCGATGCTGCGGAAGATGACGAAGAGAACGGAATCGTGATCTGCAATACACAGGAAGAACTAAACAATGCGTTAAAAGAAAAATGCGAGGAACAGTTTGAAGCTGGAATTGACAAGCCGAAGGTTACGATATCCGCTGATATGGTTATGCTGCATGATACGGAATTGTACGCGGATATCCGGGAACTGGAAGAAGTTTCTATCGGAGACACGGTACATTGTCGTCACAGCAAACTGGATATTGTAACAGATGCACGTGTCATAGAACTGGAATGGGATTGCATCAATGAAGAGGTTGCATCTGTTGTGTTGGGAGACTTTCAATATAATTTCATTGCGGATGTATCAAGTATGTCAAATCGGATAGAAAGTGCAATCCGACCGGATGGCACTGTGATAGGAGCACAGGTCAACGGCATCATAAACGGAGTGAAAGCACAGTTTCGGGCACAGTCCGACATCGCACAAAAACAGAAAGTACGCGCTGTTTTATTTGAAGATTTGAATCCGGAGTCGGAAACGTTTGGAGCAATGTGCCTTGGTACAATGGGGTTCGAGATTGCCAGTAAAAGAACTGCAGATGGAAGAGACTGGGACTGGTCCACATTTGGAACAGGACAGGGATTCTTTGCTGATTTTATCACAGCAGGAACAATGCTGGCTGATCGGATCAGAGGTGGAACATTGGAAATCGGAGGATTTGACAATAATAGTGGCGTTGCAAGGGTGCTGGATGCAAGCGGGAAAGAAATAGTCAGACTGGATAAAGATGGAATTTACGCAGAAGGGAAATATATCTGCGATTCTTTGAGCGATAATCGGCGTGTGACAATAAAGGACGGAACAATATTATTTTCAAACAAAAAGGATGAGGGCGTTCTTTGTATGACGTATGTTGGAAATGCACTGTTATTCACCGATGGAAACAAAGAAGACAGCAAAAGCTTACTAAGGATCACGAAGGATGCGATTTTGTTAGATGCGGAAAACGTTGGACCCGGAGCTTATGGTAAGACTGGAACGGCAGTTTTTTCGAATGGGACAAATCTAAGGTTTGAAAAAGGATTTCTTGTAGGTGGAATTACGAAAGAAGGTGATTTCTGATGTCATGGACGATAGGAAATTTTTATCTGACAACAGAACAGATGCAAGGAAACGCACGAGAAGTACTAAGCTTTTTCGAACAAAGAGGATGGTCGCTGAATGCTATTGCTGGGATATGCGGCAACATGCAAAGTGAATCGAACATCAATCCCGGAATCTGGCAAAGCCTGCAGGAGGGAAACTATAGTGGAGGTTTTGGACTGGTACAGTGGACACCGGCAACAAATTATACAAATTGGGCAGGTGCGAACGGATATGGAATTACGGATCCAAACGGTCAGCTTACATGGATAGATTCTGTTACAGTTTCTTTTGGTCAGTGGATTGCAACCGATGCATATCCGCTGTCGTTCGATCAGTTTAAGGTCAGCGGAGAATCACCGGAATATCTGGCATCTGCATTTTTGAAAAACTTTGAACGTGCAGGCGTAGAAGTGGAAGCCGAGAGGCGGCAGCAGGCAAGATATTGGTACAACTACCTGAGTCAATATGCAGGAGGATCTGAAAAAATAGAAGCTGCGGTAAACTGGGCGATTCAAATCGCAAATGATAACAGTCACGGATATGATCAGACAAACCGCTGGGGACCGGATTACGATTGCTCCTCGTTATTGATTCAGGCGTGGGAAAATGCCGGGGTTCCGGTAAAAAGCAATGGGGCAACCTACACCGGCAATATGCGGGAAATATTTTTGAATTGCGGTTTTACGGATGTGACAGGGCAGATAAATCTGGCAACAGGATCCGGTGTACAAAGAGGGGATATCCTTCTGAACATCGTAAACCATACTGCAATGGGAATTGGAAATGGACAGGTTGTGCAGGCCAGCCAAAATGAATTTGGCGGAACAACCGGCGGCCAGACTGGTGATCAGACAGGAGAGGAAATTTGGACAACCGGATACTATAACTATCCGTGGGACTGTGTGCTGCGATACAAAAGCGGTGGAGGTGTGTTGCCGGGAGACGTTTACCTCGTTAGGTGGATACCAGGATAAGAAAGAAGGTGTGATATGGAAACAACGACAACTTTATACATTGACGTGAGAAACCCGGGAATTATGCAAACAATCTATGCAGTACAGTACGATTCGGGCAGACTTCTGCGCTGTATGATTTCCGGAATGGCAAAGACAATCAGTAAGGCCAGGATTTATTGTAAGAAACCAAGCGGATCAGAAACTTACACAGAAGGAACCGTGATAAGCAATTATTGCGTCCTGTTCAGTTTGACGCAGCAAATGGTTGCAGAAGTGGGAAATACGGAATGCCAGCTACATTTGATTGATGGTAGCAATGCTGTCACATCATTCAAAGTGAAGATGGAGGTCAGAGAAAACTTAGTGGCTGTATCCGAAATACAGTCAACTAATGAATATCAGGCGCTCGTAGATATACTAAATCGTTTGGAGAAGTATGATCCGATTGAAATTACAACGATTGAAATTGATTCTCTGCAGTCAGGAACCATAGAAAGTGGAAGCATTGCTTTAAACGTGCAAAAGATTTATGCCTCTGTAGGACAGATGAATGCAGGATTTGAAACCGATGGTCTTCCGGAAAATGCGATTGTGATGATAAGTACCGGTAACCCGGATGATGCAGATAATGCCAAGGTTTATAGAAAGGGCGCAACTGGATATGAGTACATGGTAGATTTATCCGGTGCAACAGGGGCTAAAGGAGAGAAAGGGGATCCTGGTCCAAGAGGAGAAAAAGGGATTCAGGGGGATCCAGGGAAAGATGGAACGGGTGTTACTATACTGGGTTCCTATAAAACAGAAGAGGAATTGAACAGAGAACATCCAACAGGAAATGCGGGCGAATCCTATCTGGTAGATGGAAATCTATATGTATGGGACAACGTATCTGGCCAGTGGAAAAATGTAGGACGTATTCAGGGTCCGGAAGGACCGGCAGGAAAAGCAGCAACAATACGGATCGGAACTACTACGACCGGGGAGGCAGGAACAGAGGCGTCTGTTGAAAATTCGGGTACAGAAACAGAGGCGGTATTTGATTTCGAAATTCCCCGGGGTGATTCCGGAGAAGTAACAGGGATAGAGGGGATTCCGAATTCGGATATCGATTCGCTTGGAGGAGGTGCATAAGAATGATAATTGCAGTATTTGATGAATGCTCCAGGCGTGTGGATATCGATGGAAAACTTACACAATGGGATTACGGACAGGTTTTACAGATCTGCGGAATGGAAGTAGAAGAAGAACAAATACAAGTACATTTCACTGACAAATGTACGAATGGTGCATTGGTGGTACTTGGGAAAGTGGAAGACGGTGACATCACAGTCGACATTCCAAATGAATTACTGAAAAGAAGTGGAACAATCCAGGCATATGTATATAAGACTATTCCGGGAGAAGGAAAGACCATATTTGAAATTCGGTTAAGTGTAAAAGCACGAAAAAAGCCAGAAGATTATGAGGCCCCAGCGGATAAACATGCACTGGAACAGATCGTGGAGCGGTTAAAGCAAAAAGGAGACGGGCTGCAGTTAGAGGGGAATCAACTGCAGCTTTTGTCTGGTAAGGATACAATCAGCTCCGTAAATCTGCCAAACAGCGGCGGGACTGTGGAGATAGAGTCGATCACCAATTCGGAGATTGACGAGATTATGAAAGGAGCAGAGTGAAAATGCCAAGAAAAAAAGCAACAGAAGCAGCAGTGATCGCTGCAGAAAAGAAGTACCTGGATCAGGATGGACTTGCACACCTGGTACAGAAAAACGATGCAAGATACGTAAGAAAAGAGGAGGGAAAAGGGTTATCTGCCAATGATTTTACAGATGAGTACAAGCAGAAGATTGACGATCTGGCATATACCAAGATTGCAATTAACAGCCTGACAGCTACAAACAGCAGCAATGAAATCGGCGCGACAGTAACTGCATCTGATGTAACATGGACTTTAAATAAAGAACCTAAGACCCAGAAAATCCAGTTTGCAAGCGAAGCTGCCGAAAATCTGGATAAGAGCATCCGTAAGAAATCATACACAGGAAAGACAGTGAAAGCAAATACGAATATCGTTCTTACTGTTACAGATGAAAGAGATGCGTCTGTATCCAGAACCGTGACAATCGCATTCCAGCCAAAAGTATACTGGGGCAAGACTAACAAAGCATCACTCGCAAATGCGGATATCCTTGCGTTAGAGGGTTCTGCGCTTGCAGGCGGCAGAGGACGCAGTTTTACAGTAAATGCCGGAGCAGGTGAGAAGATCGTGTATGCAATCCCTACATCATTTGGAACTCCGACTTTTAATGTCGGTGGATTTGACGGCGGATTTACAAAAGCGCAGACATTGGAGTTTACCAACGCATCCGGATATAAGCAGAGCTATGACGTATGGATGTCTGTAAACGCAGGACTGGGGTCTACAGCAGTCACAGTAAAATAAGGAGGTTTGAAAGATGGCACAGAGCATTGAAGGTGGTGTTGTAATCGTCAACACCTTATCCACAAAGAATAATGGAAATTATCCGCTGTGCATGGCGGAAAGCGTGCAGCTTGCGGAAGGAAAAACTGTAGAGCAGAAAATCGGTGAACTGGAGGCAGGCGCCGGAAACGAGATCATCACAGAAGATGAGATCAATGGATTGTTTTAAAGAAAAGGAGAGAGAAGAACATGGCAAAATTTTTAGATTTAACAGGACTTGGAACATTTAAAGAGAAAATGCAGGAATGGGCAAATGGTGCATTTCGAAAGAAAACTGACAAAGTAGTTTCTACTGATGTTACGTATAATGGAAAATCGCTGGATGAAGCAATTAAAAGTGGAGAATTTAAGGGAGATAAAGGAGACAGAGGAGAAACCGGCGCAGCTGGAGCACAGGGACCAGCAGGACCAGCTGGTGCAGTAGGTGCGCAAGGGCCTCAGGGATTACAGGGTCCACAGGGTCCGGCCGGTGAAGCGTTTAAAATTGCTAAAACATTCGTTTCCGTTGATGCGATGAATAAAGGATTTGCATCCGATGGAGTAAAGACTGGGCAATTTGTCATGATTGACACCGGAAATGTACAGGATGCTGACAATGCAAAATTATACGTAAAAGGAGCTGAATCCTATACCTACATTACAGACTTATCGGGAGCCACAGGTATGACAGGACCACAAGGACCACAGGGATTACAGGGGGCTGCTGGACCAGCAGGACCGGCAGGAGCAAAAGGTGAACAGGGGATTCAAGGACCTGCAGGAGAAAAAGGCGAAAAGGGAGAAACGGGACCACAAGGACCTCAGGGATTAAAGGGTGAGAAAGGGGACATTGGACCAATGGGACCACAGGGTCCGGCAGGCTCGGATGCAAACGTGGAAAGTATTACAAACAACGAGATAGATTCGCTGTTTACCATGTAAAGTGGGGGTGGTTAAATGAAATTTTTAAGCTGGACAGGTCTGCAGTATTTTTACAGCAAATACATTGGAAATCTGAATGAACAGTTAAAGAATGTTAAGAAAAGCATTGGAAACTTAGGAAACCTTGCGACAGCATCGAAAGAGAATTTAGTGTATGCAATAAATGAAATAAAGAGTGCACTATCATCCTTTGTAGAGAAAAAAGATATTGTGGATAATTTGACGTCACAGGCAGGGGATGCACCACTGAGTGCAAATATGGGCCGAGAGTTAAGCGAAGACATGAGTGTAGAGACGGAATGGAAGATTTATAACGAAAATAACTGGGAACTAAAATATCGGAAAAGCGGATACAAACGGTATCAGGTAAGAATGATTTATACAGACAAAAATGGATCGCACGATAACAAAGACAGACTAATTATGCGTGGATGCCCATTTACTCCAGATGGAGACCAAAGGTTAGTGATGTTAATGAATGTTGCACAGCAAATTGTAGGAACGGGAAATATACAATTCAGAACAAACAGAAACGTTACATTGTCTGCAGAAGAATATAAAAGTCCTGTTACGTATGAGTGTTATGGAGAGGTAATCGTGCAATAAGGAGACAGAAATGACAGATACAGTTATAGTAGCAATTATATCTCTGCTCGGCACTTTGCTTGGAAGTTTCGGAGGAACGCAGCTTGTAAAGTACCGGATAGAGCAGTTAGAAAAGAAGGTAGAGAAGCACAACTCTATTGTAGAAAGAACATATATTTTAGAGGAAAAAGTGAAAGTAGCAAATCATAGAATTGAGGATTTGGAAAGGAAAAGTGAGGAATGATGGAAGAGACCATGAATTATGTAAAACCGGAACTGATTGTTGTAGCAGTAGTACTGTATTTTATTGGAATGGGATTAAAACAGTCTCAGACAGTAAAGGATAAGTACATCCCACTTATTTTAGGCGGTATTGGCATTGTATTGTGTGCAGTGTGGGTGATTGCATCTTGCCCGATCAGTACCGGACAGGAGATTGCAATGGCGGTATTTACAGCAATCGTACAGGGGATTTTAGTGGCTGGTCTGAGTACATATGTGAATCAGGCAATTAAGCAGATGCATAAGGAAGAATAAAATAGATTGAACCATGAAGAAAAGCATGGTATGATAAAAAACAGAACAACCGTGTTACAGGGTGGCTGACCTCTATTCTACATAGAATGGGGTGGTGCTGATGGACAAGAAACCGTTTGATTTTAAAGACCTTATGGCATTTGGAATGTTCATTCTGGCATTGCTGACATTCGTATTTACGTTTATCAGATAATGTTTTGAGCATAGAAAAACCACCCTCTAAACTTTGACCGAGTGCCGAGGGTGGCAATTCTATGATTTGTCACTAATGCTATGAGGTCAACCCCTTGTGGGCGGTTGTTCCTTTGAATATAATATACCATTTTTAACAAGGTTATTCAAGAAAAAAGTGAAAGTGGGTGGTTTGCATGGCAGTATTAAAAGCGTCAGATAATTCCGAAATGATTATTTCTTGTAAATGTGGATGTGATGATGGGCTTAGGATCAAAATAGAAAAAGATGAAGAAGATTATTGTTTTATGACTTATTTAAGCGGAAACTGGTATAAGGAGCAGGCGGGATTTATTAAAAAGTTAAAGAAAATTTGGGCTATCATACGGAATAAGGATTTTTATTATTCTGAAATTATACTCAATAAGAAAGATTGGGAAGAGTATAAAAAGTGGATCAATGAAAAATGAAAAAATATTATCAAGAGGGCTTGGAAACAGGCTCTCTTTTATTGCACAACAGGAGGTGAGAACATGAGAGAACAGAACGAATTCGGAAGAATAACAGCGGAAGAACTGGAAAAAGCATTTGAAACGGAAGAACAGGAGGAAGAGAAAGAATGAAAATTGGCTTAAGGGGAGGGCATTCCCCAAATTGTAAAGGTGCAATAGGTCTGATCGATGAACAGGCGGAAGTGCGGAAGATCTACAACGAACTTGTACCGATGCTACAGGCAGTCGGACATACTGTGATTGATTGTAATTCCAACGCATCGAATGTGTCTGGTGAGTTGTCTGACGGCACAAATAAGGCGAATGGAGCAGGATGCGATATCTATGTCACTCTGCACATGAACGCCGCAGGAGCGGCATCAGCAGGGGGCACAGAGGTGTGGTTATATGATGCATCTAACCAGACCATGAACACGATCGCAAGCAACATCTGTAATAATTTTGCAGGAAAAGGATTTACTAACCGTGGTGTAAAGTACAGTTCGGGATACCATGATCTGAATGCATCTAATATGCCTGGCATGATCGTAGAGACATTATTTTGCACCGGCACAGATGATGTAGCACGGTATCGTAGTTTAGGCACAAAAGGAATTGCGGAGCCGATTGCAAAGGCAATCGACAGTAGAGCGTCTGCATGCAGCGAACAAAAAAATAACCAGAATACAGGAATCGAACAGGAAGGAGAAGAAGAGATGAAATGTTTATTTACAGTAGAGGGAAAAGGTGCAGTGTATTATTTTGACGGTCAAAAAGTAATAACATTGGGTCATCCAGACGAATTAAAAATCATCCAGCAGATTTACAAGGACAACAATGGTAAGGACATGCCGTGTTACAAGTGGAGTCCTAAAGCGCCATGGTATGCAAGGCTCATGTCGGTAATTTACAGTAAAGAGACCACATCTATTTAATAAAAATCCCCTCGGAGATCGTTCTCTGAGGGGTGAATATTGTATCATCTTTCGTGTTGCATATCGTGTTGCATATCAGTGTAAAATGCAACACAAATTATAAAATATTATATTTTTTATAAAATAGTATATCCGATAAAGCCAATAAAAAAGGGAATCTGCGATTTCTCGCCGTTCCCTTCAAAATGGACCTGGCGGGAGTCGAACCCGCGTCCAAAAGCCTATCCCATGTACTTCTACTATCATAGTCAGTTCTTTTTGATTCCCCCGACTGCACGAAAACGGACATCCTTACAGCTTCGGTAGCTTCATGAT